GGATTTATCCTATTTTTTGCATTAGTAGGTATAGGAAGAATCATCCCATTCTGACCACCGAACTTCCCGGTGAGACGACTCAGAGACAGCTTGGGATACCCACTGAGATTAAGGAAATACCATGTCATCAACATTTACAACTCCATTACGCATTTTTAAGCGTAACAACCCAACAAACAACGGCGTAATCGCTCCAGATAACACTGGTGCAGCTCGCTGCTCACAACAGAGCTCTATTGCTCCTGTTGCTTCCACAACTTCTGGCGCTGTAGTTCTTCCAACTTTCGATATTGGTCAGACAACTGCAACTCCATTTGTATTGCCAGCCGGTTCTATCATTGAAAACGTTAAGTTTTACGAAACAACTATCCCTTCAGCTTTGACTGGTGGTGTAGTTACTGTTAATTTGCTCGTAACTAACCCATCAACTGGCGCTGTTACAACTACAGCTATTGGCACAATTACCCCAACAGCAACCAATGGCGGTGTTATCTCTATTGCTTTTGCTACTACTGCAGCTGCTACAGCTCTGTTAGCTAACATCGGTACTTTGGATGCAACAGTACAGTTTAGCCAAGCTACTGTTAGTGCTTTAACTGGTTCTTTAGCTGGCACGTTCACTGTTGAGTACACAGCCCGTAATACTGACGGTTCTACAACTGCATACGGTTCTGGCTACACCAATAATTAATTGCCTAGGGGGCTAGTCCCCCTACTTTAACATTTAAGGAAATTAATTATGTCTAGTTTAGTAACAAATTTACAAGCAACACCCTATGCAATTGAATCTGTAACTAAGGTCGGCGCTTATGAGCCATTTGACCTTCAAGTTGCTCGCTCCCAGATTATGGGACACAGCACTGTTAACATTTATGGTTACCAAACCTCTGTAACAACATCAGTTATTCCTTTATGGGAAAACGCAACGACTTATACATACCCAAGTTCTGCTATTACTATGAATTTAGCAGGTACTTCTGGTGATACTGCTAAAATTACCATTGTTGGATTAGATGCAAATTATTTGGAAATATCTGAAACACTAACATTAAGCGGCGCGACTGCTGTACCAACAGTAAACAAATATTTCCGAATTAATAGCATGTTTGTAACTTCTGGTAGCGCATCAAACCCATCTGGTGCAGTTACATTAAAAGATGTAACAAATACTACAACATACGCACAGATTAATACTGGTATTGGTAGAACCCAAATGGCTATTTACACTGTACCAGCTGGCTATACTTTGTATTTAAGTCGAGTTAACGCGTATACTTCGTTCAATGGCAACAATGCCAACTATGTAACGTACAGAAATCAAAGCGTCTCTTCATCTGGTGTAGTGTCCGTAACACAACAATCTCCGTTTACCCAGTTCTATGCAGCACAGCGTGTAATGCCCCGTCCTTTTACTGAAAAAACAGATCTTCAAATTCAATTTTCGACAAGTACTGGTACAGCTGCTATTAGTGTTGCAGTTGAATGTTTCTTGATTCAAAACGACGGCCAAGCACTACCTTCAGCTCTATAAGGCAGTTAAATGCCTGTCTACATTGACACCCGTGGTAACTCTGTCCTATCTGTAGCGGTCTGTGACCGCTGCAATAGGAAGTTTGGCTACACAGAACTTATGCCCGACCCCAATTTTCCGGGGATGCGGGTGTGTAAGGACGACCTAGATAACTTTGACCCCTGGCGTCTTCCAGCACTACAAACTGAAAACATTGCTCTTCGCTTTCCCCGCCCCGATGTAGACATTGCTACCGGCCCAATCGGCGGCAATCAAATTATGACAGAGAACGGTTTTACTAACGATAACTCTATGTTTATTGAGGGCACCAATGGCACATACGCCAATAATACTGGTGATCTAAACAAAAATAGTAACATTGTTCCATCACCAATGACGCTTAACCCATACATTTACAATGTTACTCCAAACATTGGTTCAAAAGTTGGGGGGACTTCAGTAGTCATCACAGGCGCAAACTTTACGGATGTTTTTACTATAAAATTTGGTGGTACTGTCGCGATATTTACTTTAGTTAATTCCACAGAAATTACAGCAATTGTTCCTGCACATCCTGTTACTGGTCTAGTTGACGTAACAGCAATGTCCCCATTTGGAAACGGCATCTCTCACGGCGCCTTTACTTACACAGCATAATACATGGCCGATCAGTCAATAACACAGTTACCAATTGCTACCCCGCTAACGGGTGACGAGCAGGTACCTATTGTACAACGTGGTGTAACAAAACAGGCGTCTGTTTCGCAGATCGCTAATGCTGCCTCGCCGGGTAAACTGATCACAAACATCGTTTACAATCCATCAAACGGTGACTTAATTATTTATTACAGCGACGGATCAACAGAAGTCGTCGGCCCAGTATCCGGCTGGTCTGGTTATAGTGGTTTTTCTGGCATCTCAGGATATAGTGGTAAATCGGGCTACAGTGGTTCGGGTATCTCAGGCTACAGCGGCTTTTCTGGTATCTCAGGCTACAGCGGCTTTTCTGGTATCTCAGGCTACAGCGGCTTTTCTGGTGTCTCAGGCTATAGCGGCTTTTCTGGTTTTAGTGGAGCTTCAGGGCTAAGCGGTTTTTCTGGAATTTCAGGCTATTCTGGGTTTAGTGGTATTTCTGGATATTCTGGATACTCAGGTTTTTCTGGGGTTTCTGGATATTCTGGCTATTCAGGTTTTAGTGGCTTTTCCGGAATATCTGGCTATAGCGGCCAATCTGGAATATCTGGCTTTTCCGGAATATCTGGCTACAGCGGTTTTAGCGGAATATCTGGCTACAGTGGTTTTAGCGGAATATCTGGCTACAGTGGTTCTGGCTTATCTGGTTATAGCGGTTTTAGCGGTATTTCTGGATACAGCGGTTTTAGCGGTTTTTCTGGTTGGTCCGGTATCTCCGGTTGGTCTGGATATTCAGGATACAGCGGAATTTCTGGTTGGTCTGGAATAAGTGGCTTTAGCGGCTATAGTGGCTACAGCGGTTGGTCGGGGATAAGTGGCTACAGTGGTTCTGGCTTATCTGGATATAGTGGCATATCTGGATACAGTGGTATAAGCGGCTATAGCGGCCTATCAGGCTCCAGTGGAACATCGGGCTATAGTGGGTATTCCGGATCGGGTATAAGCGGCTACAGCGGCTTCTCTGGAGCTCCGGGAACCTCAATTAATATTAAAGGATCTGTAGCTACCCCTGCAGATCTACCATTGGTAGGAAATCTACCAAACGACGCATATATTGTAGACTCTAACGGCGATCTGTACGTATGGACTGGATTAGTTTGGAACAACGTTGGCGAAATAGTTGGCCCAACAGGCGCAAGCGGATTTAGCGGCTTTTCTGGTTATAGTGGCACGTCTGGTTACAGTGGCGTATCTGGTTTTAGTGGCATTTCTGGATACAGCGGATCCGGCATCTCTGGATATAGTGGATCTGGTATTTCTGGCTACAGTGGTTTTTCTGGTATCTCTGGCTGGTCTGGATTTTCTGGATACAGCGGTATCTCGGGATGGTCTGGAATAAGCGGCTATAGTGGCTTTTCTGGTATTTCTGGTTGGTCTGGTATCTCCGGATATTCTGGGTACAGCGGCCAAAACGGTACAACTGGTGCATCAGGATATAGTGGATTTAGTGGATATAGCGGTCAAAATGGTTCAACAGGCGTCTCTGGTTACAGCGGGTACAGCGGTATAAATGGCGCCACTGGTGCAACAGGTACATCTGGATACTCTGGCTACAGCGGTAGCAACGGATCAACAGGAACTTCTGGATACTCTGGCTACAGCGGTAGCAACGGATCAACAGGAACTTCTGGCTATTCTGGATACTCAGGATTCAGCGGCATTAATGGCTCAACTGGCGCAACGGGCACATCCGGTTATTCTGGATATAGTGGCGCAACTGGCCCAACAGTGTATCCGGGGGCTGGCGTTGCCGTATCAACAGGTTCGGCATGGACAACCTCACTCGGGTATTCTGCATCTAGTGGTGCAAATACATTAGTTCAGCGTGATACAAACGGATATATTCAAAATAATTATTTCTATACATCAGGTGGAGGTTCAGAAAGAAACGCATCTGGCATGGGTTATTTTGCTGGATTTAATTCTAGCGATTACTACATTCGTAGTTACACCCCGGCGGCAGTAGCCGCAGCTATTAGCGGTCAGACAATGAATATTGCTGGCTCATCTACTTCATGCTCTGGTAATTCCGCAACAGTATCGTCTATTACTGGCAACACTGGTTTAATGGTTGATAGGCTAACTCCAACTGCTTCTATTGATGGTTTAACTACTGGAAATTTTAGAAGCACATACTTTGGCACAACAACAAATGCCGCCGCAATAGCGACTACTAGATGGAACAGTACACCAGCGCCATTTTCTGGTTTGAGTTCATACGGAACTTCTATTGGCTGGGGGGCATCCGATACTCAAGGTTTTATTGCTGTTAACTATTCAAGTGCAGGAGCAAAAATTGGCGGTGGAAATGGAAACAATATAAATTGGACTGCTGATTTAATAACATCTGCAAACATTGGTTCACAGTCTGTAAACTATGCAACAGCAGCTTCTTATGCGGCATATTTAACAGGCGCACCAGCGTACACCAATAATTCCGATGGATGGTGGCGTTCTAATGGCGTTGCTGGACTTTATTTTGCTTCTTATGGCCGCGGTGTGCAGCCACCCGATGGAACTGTGAGTTATGGTAATGCTTGTGTATATGGTTCCGGCTTAAATGGCTGGCAGGGTTGGTCTATAAATACAAATAATAACTGTATTTTTATGTCCAATGGCGGTACGCACGGTTTTTATAGTCCAGCGGGCGGTATTTGGCTGATGGATATGGATACCAGCGGCAACACTACATTTAACGGAAACGTTACCGCTTATTCTGATTTACGATTAAAAGAAAACGTCCGTGAAATTGACAATGTTGTTGAGCGTCGTGACACCTTAGCAGCAGGCGCAATTAAGTATGAACGAGATGGGCGCACACGAATTGGTTATGGCGCACAAATACTTCGTGATGGGGCATGCCCTGAGTTTGTACATGAAGCAGACGATGCGTATAAAATTGCTACCGGCACCGGCACTTTGTCGGTAGACTATGGTGAAACTGCCGCAGTATTAGCTGTAACATCAAAAATGACAGACGACAAAGTTGCGCTTTTGGAAGAAAGAATTAAAAAACTAGAAGCAATTATTGAAAGCCTAATAAAATGAATTTAGAAATAATTTCGCATGATGAAGCTAGCGCAAAAGCCCACTTAAAGTTTACGCATCAAGGTGTTACACACGAAGATACCTATGATTTATCTTTAGTAGTACCCGGAACAATACGTATTTTTGCAGAATTAAACGTGGAATTTACTAAAGAGCACCAGTTAAAAGTAATAGAAAAACTTAAAAACACGATTCAAAACCATATTGAATCTGGTGCATTACTTAATAGACCGGAATAATAAATGTCCAAAACGACCACAACCACATTAACTTACGTAAATTTTGCTAACGCAACATTGGCGCCATTACAACAACCCGATACTATTTTTGTTACCTGGACCTCTGTAACTACGGATAGTGATCCATCTGTTGCGCCAATTACATCTACAAACACATACTCATTAACGGCATCGAGTAATATTTCTCAGGAATGCGCATTGGTACAGGCTTTTTGGAACGCCGTATTTGTATCTCCATTACCTCCCGCTCCAATAGTTTCAACTGTAGCATAATTTAGGCCGCTAAATAGCTTTTTTGCGTATTAGTAGTTGTAGGACAACCCAATTTAAGGCAGTTTTTATCCTATTTTTTGCATTAGTATAAGTAATGATATAATCTAAGTTCGTACGAACTTTATAGGAAAAAATGAAAAAATATAGCGTAGTAATACCCACGTACAATCACTGTGAGAAGTACTTAAAGCCGTGTGTGGACTCGATTATTAAGCACACTAACATGGATGACGTAGAGCTGATTATATCAGCCAACGGGTGTACAGACAACACCAATTACTACATGACGTATTTGCATAGTGTTGGAATGAACTTTAAAGAAGTTTGGAATGACAAGCCTTTGGGGTTTGCCAAAGCGGTAAACGAAGGTATCAAGCAAGCTACAGGAGACAAAATTGTACTCCTCAATAATGATACAGTTATCCTAGCAGATGGTTGGTTGGAAAAATTGGATGCTGGTAGTGATATATCTGCAGTATGGACCCAGTGGTCTGACATCACTCAGCAACGTTTTGCTGTATTTTTCTGTGTAATGATTTATCGTAATGTGTTTGAAAGCATTGGCTACTTAAACGAAGATTACGAAATAGGTGGTTGTGAGGACATAGAGTTTTGTGCAAGAGCACGTTTTATGGGGCACACAATCCACGCTAACTGGGATGACGGTACGTTCCCAATTTACCACAAAGCAGAAGGAACAGTACATGATCCTGAGCTTGTGTCAGATTGGAGCAATGTTTTCTTGCTAAACGAGCTCAAGTTAGCTGAGAAATACAATAAAGAATGGTACAAGTGGCGCCTGTCAAACAACTACGAGAGGGCTGTGTTTCTAAAAGGCGATCCGGTGTTTCCAAGAGAAACGCAAAGATATGAATGGGCACAGAAAAATATTACAGGCAATAGTGTATTTGAAATTGGTTGCTCGACCGGCTATGGTAGGCAGTTTTTTAATAACTACATTAACTACCTTGGGTTAGACTATGACCCAATTATTGTTGAGGTTGCCAAAGAGCAAAACTGGGACGGACCTAACAACCTATTTGTTAGCGGAGACATTAATCAGTTTATTTTAGGTGACTACGACACCATCATCGCCTTTGAAGTAATTGAGCACCTTGATAACGGCTTAGAGATTGTAGAAAAACTAAAACAGCATTGCAAACGGCTATTGATTACAGTACCGCACAACGAGCCTAAGGGTTTTTGGGGCGAGCATCACAAGCTGCATGGTTTGACCGAAAAAGACTTCCCCGGCTTTAAGTTTGCGTACATCAACCATGCAGGCAATATATCAGATGTAATGGAGCCAGTGTCAGAGTCCAACATCAGCAATCTAGTGATTTGCAGGTGGGACAATGAGTAAAGTACTGTGCTCCGTAGCAACACGGGGGCGGTACTTCACAACACTGCCCCTAGTACTAAACGCCATTATCAATCAGACAAGGCCAGTGGATAAGCTGGTCATCTTTGATGATAACGACGAGCCGCAAGACATGCGCAGTGAGATGATTTACCAGTACTTTTTCCAGATGTTAGACATCAAGGGTATTGCATGGGAGTGGTTGTATGCTGATAAAAAAGGTCAGCACCACATTCATCAACGTGCCAATACGATGGGCTACGAGTGGGTGTGGCGCTGTGATGATGATGCCATACCAGAGCCTAACGTATTAGAAGAGCTTTATCGGTTTATAGGACCCAGTACAGGCGCTGTCGGTGGACAAGTATTAACCCCACCGTACATGCCAGACACAAATGAAGTGACTGGCAAGATTGATAACATTGACTCAGAGCCAAATGTGCAATGGGGCAAGTTTAATATTGGGAGACAAGTTGAGCATCTACACTGTACTTTCTTATATCGTGCTGGGGTGTGTGATTATAATTTGGGTTTGTCACGGGTAGCGCACAGAGAAGAAACACTGTTTACCTATAGCCTGCACCAAAAAGGCTATATTAACTGGGCAATACCCAGCGCAATAACGTGGCACATGAAGAACCCCGAAGGGGGGATTCGCAGCGAGACAAAGAAGGAAATGTACGACCATGATGAACAGATTTTTAGAAATATTCTTAGATGTAGTGATAAAACCATTGTGGTTCTCAATTGCGGTCTTGGTGACCATATTGTATTCAGTCATGTACTTCCTTCAATACCTAATGCTGAAGTGTTTACTTGCTACCCTGAAGTGGTTCCCGGGAAGTCGATAGCCCAAGCACACCAAATATTTGGCGATATTGATCCTTGGAATATATACAAAAAGATGGACCAGTGGAAATGGAAAGATAGTTTAGAAAACGCATACAGGAAAATGTACCTATGATTATCATAGCACCGTATGCACAAAAGCTCAGAACGGGTAATTTAAACCCAAAAAACTATCCGTACTGGAAAGAGCTTATTGAGCAAATAAAAGAGCCAATTATTCAAGTAGGTGTAGAAGGCGAAACACAGTTGGTACCAGATTTTAGAAAAAATCTACCAATACTAGAATTACGCACACTGCTAAAAGAGTGCCGGATTTGGATTAGCATTGACAGTTTCATCCAGCACCTAGGGTGGGACGAAGGCAAAAAAGGAATTGTGTTATGGGGTCCATCTGATCCGTTGATCTTTGGACATCCAGAAAATATTAACCTACTAAAAGACCGGTCTTGTTTAGTAGAAAATCAGTTTATTTGGTGGGAAGCCACCGAGCATAAAAACGACCGGTTTGTAAAACCAAAAGAAGTTTTAAAATATTTAGAGGAATAAACTATGGCCCAATCCGGCTATACACCGCTTAGTCTTTACTACAGCTCAACGTCAGGAGTAGCCCCTACATCGGGTAACCTTGTCAGTGGCGAGTTGGCTATCAACATCACTGACGGCAAGTTGTATTTTAAAAACACCAGTGGTGCTGTGACTTTACTTGCCTCTGCAGCAGGTGCTGTGGCCGCAACCAATCTTTCTGGTGGAACATCAGGTCAAATTCCATACCAAAATGGTGTAAGTTCTACTACTTTTATGGCGGCGCCCGGAACCTCTGGCACGTACCTAGGATACAACGGCAGCGGCTTTTACTGGTCATCTAGTACCGGAGCGTCCGGCACAAGTGGCTTTAGTGGCTACAGCGGATACAGTGGCGGGACAGGAACTAACGGAACGTCTGGTTACAGCGGCCTTTCTGGCTACTCAGGCTATAGTGGCTCTGGCGTGTCTGGTTACAGCGGCTCTGGCATCTCAGGTTGCAGCGGCTTTTCTGGATACAGCGGTATTAATGGTTCTAGTGGTTCTTTAGGCATCTCGGGATACAGCGGCTTTTCTGGCTACAGCGGATCTGGAGCTTCTGGTTACAGTGGTATTAGTGGCTACTCTGGTCAAAACGGATCAGCGGGTGCGTCGGGTTTTAGTGGATACTCTGGTTCAACGTCTTACACCGCAACCAACTTATCCGGTGGTTATGTGAGTGCAACAAGCATTACATATTCCACTACTCTTACTGGCGGTACTGGTATTGTTAACTTGGGTTCTGGCCAGTTTTACAAAGATGCTAGTGGTAACGTATCTATTGGATCAACTGCTACACCAGCGACACTGTACGTCAAAGGCGGTAACTCAAATAACCTTTCCGTTGATAATGGTGGGCAGCAGTTTACTACACTATCATTATACAACAATGGCACTGAAAAAGCCCAGATGTACTGGGACCAAACAAATACGTTGCTTGTATTCGGCACTGACGCAGGTGCCCCAGTAGTATTTAAAGCTGCTACTGTTGAACGTATGCGAATCTCTACCGCTGGTGGTGTGTCTATAGGAACAAGTACAGACGCCGGCGTAGGCAATTTGCTGGTTAACGGTTCTGTTACCGCAGCAAGCCACAGCACCACCAACTTCACAATTACAGAGTCTGGTGGTAAACTATATTTCTATAATGGGGCAACAGCAATTGCTTCTTTAGATTCTTCTGGTAATTTTACAACCCTTGCTAACGTAACTGCATACGGAACACCATAATGGCAACATATTTACCTGGCTCTGGAGCAATTTCATTAAATAATATTAACACTGTATTTGGTCGTGGAAATAACTTAAACTCATACCGAGGCACAACATACTACACTTCTACTGCCGGACCATTTACTTTTTCTAGCGGCGCCATAGACATGAACAGTTTTCATGGGACTGGACCAATAGCCAATCGTGTTGCTATTAGCTATACATTTAGCTCCAATACCGCAGACGCATCTTTAAATGTAACTTCTATTGGTGGATATGTTGCAGGCACTACCGATATTACTGTTACAGTTAATAGCGGTATTTATTTATGGGCAAGTTCTACAGGAAACGCCGGTTTAACGCTTACTGGTGGAACTTCTGGCGACACACTTACCATTGTCAATAATGGTTACATTATGGGTTGCGGTGGTGTTGGTACTGGATTTACTACTGCAAATGTAAATATTTATCCGGGAATTGGTGGAACGGCACTTTCATTAGGATTTAATGCAACCATAAACAATACAAATGGATCTGCTTACATTGGCGGTGGTGGCGGTGGCGGCGGCGGAACAGACGGAAGTAGTGGGGCTGAATCTGGTGGTGG